TTTCTTCTTTTCTGTACGCCGCATCCACCAGAGCGCCGGCAATACGGTCAGCCACCTTGTCCGGGTGGCACGGATTTACCTTTTCAAACATAGCTTTATCCTTTCCGCGCCCGCAGTAAGCGCTCCATAAGGTCATCCTGGGGAGAGACCTCGCCGTAGTCGGTGCTGCAGTTTTCCTTTACGATCTGGAAGATCTCGTTCCACAGCCGCACCGCCTGGTTCATGTAGTTGATGCCGATGTTGATAAACGGCGATGGGATCGGTTTCTGGGTGGTTGGGTGCTTGGAGAGAAATCCCATTCGGTTGGTCATCTCCTCACACTGAATCCACCGGGCGCTGCACATGGCATACCGCTCTAAAAGCTGTGGGGATACCTTTGCGGCACAGCCCACCTTCTTTAACCACTCCCAGGTTTCTTTGTAGATTTCCTCCGCCTGGAGCGTGCTTCCGTCACGCTGCTCGGCAGAGAGGAATTCATGGGGCTTTGGCATATCGACACCCTCGACTTCGGGAATGTCCAGAACTTCCAGTCTGCGTCCGCCCGGATTGCCGTTCTCGGCTTTCTCCTTGACGGCAGACTTTTTTCTTCCCGCACCGGGTCTCGCACCACCGCGCCCACCTGTGTTATTGGATTTTGTCGGCATTTTCTCACCTCTTTTCCGCAAAAATAGAGCGACCGCTATCGGCCGCCGTCAATTACCCTTTTGATTTCGCCTTTTTCGCGCACGAAGCCCCGGGCCGCTGCCCGCGTACAGGACCCGCAGAGATTTTGACCGCCCTACCGGTCGCCAAGGTCGTGGTGGATCTTGGTGTGGCAGGAACGGCAAAGGCTCATCAGATTGTCTCTCGCATGAGTGCCGCCCTGAGAGATGGGAACGATGTGATGCACTTCCTCGACGGGAGTGTACCGACCTTCCTTGAGGCAGCGTTCGCACAGCGGGTGTGCCGCAGCGTAGCGGTCTCGGATTCGTTTCCAACACCTGCCGTATTTCTTATTGCTGTCGGGAGCGCGTTCGTAACGGTTGTAATCGTCCCGCACGGCTTTCCTGTGTTCCTCACAGTAGGGACCGTCAGAGAGCCGACCGCATCCGGGATAGCGGCATGGTCGTTTCGGTTTCCTTGGCATCCTTTCACCTCGCTTTCCTGGGCATGAAGAAAGCCCCAAAGGTCTGCACCCTTGAGGCTTCTTGATTCTGCTCCGCTGATTATAATGTACCATAAATGCAAGGTGGGCATTGCTGGGCAAAACCGGGTATTTTCGGCACATTTATATCACGATGGGATCAGCCGGGACGATAACGCTTGCAAGCGCCCTGCGGTGCCACCGTCTGACCGTGCTTTCGTCAGCTTTGAGTTCGGCACCGATCTGCTCCCATGTCATGTTATGGATATAGCGGTAGCGGAGAACCATCTGCTCGTCCGTGTTCTGGACGGCGTCAATCACCTCGCGCATCTGGTCTTTTAAGGATATGAGTTTGTCGATCTCGGTCTTTATCTTCATCTCCAAATCCCACACCTTCTCAAGGCAGCGGATGAAGGGAGCCTCCGTGTTGCGGTTCGGGTTATAGTGTTCCTCGAAGCTGGGAGAACTGATGCTGCCTTCCATGTCGCGGAGCCGTTCGAGTTCCGCAAGGTCGGAATTTATCCTGTGGTCAAGCCGGTACGCCTGACGCAGATATTCTTTTGCAGTCATAGCCGTTAATCCTCCTCTCTGAGTTTTCGTATCACCATTTCGCCGTCCACATCGGTGAGGCACTTGTACCAGCCGGAGCGGAAGAACCGTTCTATAGATTCAGCCTCCGCTTGAGCGAGATGGTTTCGCGGATTTCTCCGCAGTTTCCTTAAGGCGGTGCGGTAGTCCCTTGCCGCCTGGATGATGATGGCGTTCGCCAGTTTTTCATATGGGTCCATCGCCACCTCCGTTCCCGTGACCTGTGACCTCACGGCAGTCGGTTGTGAAATAGCGGATTCGGTAGCCCTTCTTTACGGCGCGGTCGTATTCCGCCTGCATACCAGCCGAATATTCCGAGCCGAAAATCCATACCTCGTCGCATTTGTCCATGAAGATGTTTCCGAAGGACAGCCCCAGCATCCGCTCGGCGGGAATCGCGTCATTAAGGAATAAAGGAAATAAAAGGTGCGCCGCAAAGGGGATGTATCCGCTATCAACGGCGAATCGGCAATATCTCTGTGCCGCTATCACATTGTTTGCGATATCCCCGGCATATCTGCTGCAGATATAGACAATAGACCGATATTCGGAGGCGGCCTGTTTCCGGGCTTTTGCATTTGACTTACGAATCGCCTTCCTGCGGTCGCTTTTTTCCTTCCTGTCGCATTTTGCGAGGGCGGCTCCTGCGGTCGGATCGTAATAGCCCTCGGAATTGCGGTATATGTTATTTGGCATCCTGCTTCACCTCCAGTTCGGTAATTTCGATGTATATGCCGGTCGGCTCATCCGACCAGCGTTTCTCAACGGTCTCCCTGACTACCTGGGCATCGTCCTTCCAGAATCCGCATTTTGTCATGCAGTCCTTGAGGAGCTTCTGCAAATTGTCGGTATCGGGCTTGGTCACCCGCCAGTCGCCGTTCTTATGGGACTTGCCCTTCGGAAAGAGCCACAGCGTCGTGAGCGAGACGGCTCCTTCTATCGGTTTGTCCGGCTTATGAAGGATGAGATGACCGATGAGCAGTTTCTTCGCGTCCTTCACGGGAGCGGGATCGTAAAATATCGGTTTGCCGTTCACGATGCGCACCTGTTTTTCCTGCGCGGTTGCGGTCGGCGGCTTCATTGCTATAAAAAAGTCCATTTTCTACACCTCCGTGTATCCTGGGTTCTTCTTTTCCGTGCTGTTACGTTGCGCTCCGCAGAAGTGGAAGGGCAGGCTATGCAGCCCTTCACACTTTGGGAGTGTAACGACCGTTCTTCCGTCTATATCTTTTTATAGACAGCGTAGAAGAAGAAAATCCGATCAGCCGTTTTCAGGGTTCGTTTTCGTGATGACGCCTTTGTCGAGAGTGAACTCGTCGCCCATTTTCTTGAGCCTTGCGTACACGGTCTTATCAATGACGCCCATGTACTCCGCCATGTCCTTCACAGTGACCTTGCCGTCCATGTCGAGAGCGGAGAAAGCGGTGCGGAACTCATCGGCGGCGTCATCTGGCGTCTTGCTCTTCGGATTGTTGAGCCGTCCTGCCTGCGGAGTGCCCTGTGCAGGCATCGCGCCGAGCATCCCTTTGTCATCGACCTTATGGATCGGGTACTCGAACCAGAAGTTGACGGGCGTGATGTTCGGGAACTCACGCAGCGAGGATTCGAGCCGCCATGCGGTTTCATTGCCGTCACGGACGTTGTTTGCGATATCCTCGGAAAGCTCAAGCTGAATCATGTCAAGCTGGGCATCAGGATCACGGGCGAACACGCCGGAGCCCGACGCTCTGTCCATCGCTTTTTTCATGCCCTGCGCACCCTTGCTGTGATGATGGCAGTAGATGGTGCTGCACCCGGTCTCCGTGCAAATCTTGTCGAACTGGTTACAGAACGCGCCCATTTCGGAGGCGTTGTTCTCATCGCCCGTGATAACTTTGTAAATGGGATCGATGACGATAGCGTCAAAGTGCTGATTCCGTACACGGCGGATGAGTTTCGGAACAAGCTGGTCGAGCGGTACGGCGTGACCTCTGAGGTTCCACACCACGATGCTGTCCGCATTTTTGATGGGCAGACCGAGTGCCTCGTAGATTTTGAGAAATCGGTTGATCGCGCTTGCCGGATCAATCTCAAGGTTCACATAGAGGACTCTGCCTTTCTTGCAGGGAAAGCCGAGCCAGGGCTTGCCTTCCGCGATAGCGATGCACAGTTCCATGAGAAGAAAAGACTTCCCGGCTTTGGACGAGCCGGATATCAGCATCTTGTGTCCTCTGCGGAGAATCCCTGTGATAAGTTCCTCCGGCAGTTCCGGCGGATTGTCCTTGAAAGTGTCGAGGAATACCATGTCGGGCAGTTCGTCCGAGATGCCCTCCACGAAATCCATCCAGTCCACCCATGACTTCCTGCCGATATTGGTCGCAACAAGGTACTGGCGGTTGCCGTTCCTGGTGACTCCCGGCATACGGGAGAGGCGGGACGGATTGCGGTTCTGTTTGTCGATGGACACTCCGTTTTTCTCCAGGAAGTCGTAGAGGAACTCCACGCGCTTTCTGTACTCGTCGTAATTCTCCGCATCCACGCGGACGATGGCATGGAGGCTTTTGCCTCCGCTGTGAACGAGCGCCGCGATAGGCAGTTCCAGCTTGCGGAAGACGATATCCTGTTCCGCAACGGGTAGCGTGTCCGACTCCACCAGGGCAAAGCGGAACTTCGTGATGTTCTCGTTCTTTACGCCGTCCCCATCGAGGGGATTGAAGCGAATCCATGCGCCGACCTGCGGTTTCCAGTCGCCGATGGTCGCGCCGAGGTCGTCGGGATGCTTTTTGAGCGATGCGATGAGTTCCCCGGCGGTGCGATCGTACACGCCCTTGCTCGGCAGCCACTTGCCTTCGGCGTCCTGCCACACATCATTCGTGACATAGCCCACGCGGTCGTCTGCGTCAAAGAGCAGTTCGAGGTAGGTGATGAGGTCTGCGGAAGGGCTCCACGAGTCGGGAGCCGTGAATCCGTTGAAACCGTCAGCACCGTCATATTCGATGGCGTCATCCCAATTGAGGCATCCGTCTTCGCCGCTGAAGGGAGTCCAGCCGCGTTCCTTCGCCATCTGGACGATAGTGCCGCCCTTGACGGGAGTGCCGGAGCCGTGAAAGCTGTTCCACTTGCGTTCGCACTCGCCGGGATGATAGCGTTTGTCGTTCCGGGACCAGTCGTCCCATATGGAGCAGGGGTAGCCCTCCTCCTTTAACGCCATGCCGACCGCAATCCAGTCGGCACGGCTCAAGGTCGCCACATCAATGGCTTTCAAAGCCGAAAGTATATTGTTATCCATAAAACAGTTACCTCCTTAAGGTCTGTAGAGCGCGGGAGTGATCCCGTAAGGGACACGCCAGCTATTGCCAGCAAGCATCGAGATGAGGGAACTGGCGTCCTCGAACGCCCAGGTGCCGACCTGCCTGAAACCGTAGCGTTCCAGACAGCGTATCTGTTTCGGCGTTGCAAGCCCCATCTGCTGACGGCGCTGCAGGCGGTCGATGAGAAGGGACGCAAGCCCGGCGTTCCTGACGCTGTCGGCGAAGATGCCCCTGCGTTCCAGGAAAGCGACCTGCTTTTCGGACGGCGGAGACATTTCCCATGCGAAGGTCGGCACATAATTCGTCAAATCCTCCGCCGCAATCGAAAGCGCATACTGAAGCGGATCGACCAGCTTGCGCTTTTTCCCGCGCATTTCTTCGAGCTGCTTTGCAAGAGCCGCCTCGCGCTCGGCAAGGACATCACGCTCCGCCTGTTCTTCGGCTTCGATAAGGTCGATGCCCTCATCGTCCGACTTCATCTGCTCATCAATCATCTTTGCAATCTTCTCGTCCTTGCTGATGAGAGCGGACGGTCTGCAAAGGTCGTGCCTTGCCGTCATCCAAAGGAAGTCAAGGAGCAGCAGATGGTCTTTCCCAGGAGCAAGCCTCATGCCGCGTCCGACCATCTGCTGATAAAGGGAGCGGATTTTGGTAGGACGCAGGATCACGATGCAGTCCACGGACGGGCAGTCCCAGCCTTCGGTGAGCAGCATGGAATTGCAAAGCACGTCATATCTGCCCGCCTCGAAATCGGCAAGCACCTCCGAGCGGTCATCGCTATTGCCGTTTACCTCTGCAGCGCGGAGTCCCACATTGTTCAGCATGGCGCAGAACTTCTGTGAGGTAGCGATGAGCGGCAGGAATACAACGGTCTTTCTGCCCTGGCAGTAGTTCGCCATCTCGACCGCGATCTGCTGAAGGTACGGTTCCAATGCGTGTCCGATCTCGCCTGCGGAGAAGTCGCCGCTTGAGATGCCGACATCCGCGATATCCAGTTCGAGCGGAATCATCTGCGCCTTGATCGGGCAAAGGTATCCCTCGCGGATAGCCTCGGTCATGCTGTACTCGTAAGCCTTGGAATCGAAGAACTCTCCGAGGTTTTTCATGTCACCTCTGTCGGGCGTCGCTGTCACGCCGAGGATATTGGCGGTCGGGAAATGATCGAGGATGCGCCTGTAGCTGTCGGAAAGGCAGTGATGCGCCTCGTCCACGATGATGTCCTGGAAGTAATCGTTCGGGAACCGGGCGAGTCTCTTTTCCTGCGCAAGCGACTGCACAGAGCCGACCGTCACCGGGAGAAAGCTGTCAAGGCAGGAGGACTCCGCTTTTTCGAGGACAGAGTCAAGCCCGGACGCTTCCTTCAGCTTGTCCGCCGCCTGGTCGAGCAGCTCCCCGCGATGCGCCATGATAAGCACACGGTGTCCCTTGTTTACCTGGTTTTCTGTGACCGAAGAGAACACGACGGTCTTTCCGCATCCCGTCGGGAGGACGAGGAGTGTCTTGCGGTACCCCTCGTCCCACGCGGAAAGGATCGCCTGTTTCGCCTCGGCCTGATAAGGTCGAAGTTCAAACATACGGCACCTCCTTAATTGAATGGCAGGTCTTCATCCCCGGTGATCTCCATCCAGTCGTCCTCTGCGGGGAAGAATTTCTCGTCATAGTCATAGAAGCGGTCGACATCGTTCGCCTGACGCTCGTTGCCGTCACGGTCGGTATAGGTGCGAGGTTTGAAGTGTGCGCGTCCGCGGCTGCCCACGACCTTGTTCCAGTCCATGACGAGCCTCTCGCCATGCTTCTTCTGACCGATGCAGCGGAAGAAAGCGGAAATGCGGAACTCCACGACACGGTTCAGAATGAGGTCGGTACGGACGCTTGCGATGCCGTCATCGGTTTTGACCTGCAGGGTAAGAGTCGCCTTGTTGCAAGCCGACATCTTGGCGGAGCCGGGAAAGCGCCCGCGCTCGAAGTCGGTAACGGTGAAGTTGTAGTCACCTTCCGGCAGGATGATGAACTCCTGACCATCGTTCTCGATGGCGTCATCCCAATCCATGCCGGCGTTGTTGTTGATGTAATCAGCCATGATAAAAATCCTCCTTTGTTAGTCCAGGACCGTGCGGTCCGCGTTGATAAGGTTCAGAATCTGCGACCAGTATTTGATGAGCCAGCCGGAGATGAATTTCTCGGAATAGCTGTCGATGGGAGCGTCGGCGGCATAGTGTCCCTTGTCCGCCACGACCTTCTGAAGCTCCGCATCCGTCACATTCGAATCCGCCATGAGGGAGCGAAGGCGGTCGATGGGCTTGACCGCATCGGCGGCAGGCCCGGTACCCGTCTTGAAGAGGTGTGCGATGTTTTTGAAGTCCAAGTCCATCTCTTCCGGCAGGTTGTGGCGGTTCTTGGCGTCCCAGCACGGATGGTGCGAGGTATAGATGACGCGCTTGCCGCCCTGGGCTTTCTTGGCGTTCGTCTCAGTCGTGACCACATAGGTCTTGTAATTAAGGAACAGGAGCATATCGCACCATTCCTTCAAAAGCGGCGCGACCTGCTTGGACAGCTTCATTTCCCACCTGTCGTAGGCTCCCTGTTCGTCGGGCTGCTCGAACTTGCGCATCTTGGCGTGCGCCGTGATGACCACGTTCTTGCCGGACGCGATGACGGCATCGAGAGCGGCAAACAGCCTGCCGAACTCCTCGCCGAGAATCGTGTAGCCCTTGCCGTAGCCGAAACTCTCGATGGAGTTCTGCTTGTATTTCTGGCAGACATAGGCGACGCAGAGCGCCTCCGCCCAATCCGCCGTGTCCAGCACGAGTGTCTTGCAGACATTCGGATCAGCCGCGACCTCGCTGATGATGGAGAGCAATTCCTCCCAGGACTGCGGCCTGTCGATACGGCGCACGTCCATGTGCGCGGTGCCGCCCTCGGTATCGATGAAGAGCGGTTCCGGGAACGCGGCGGCAAAGGTCGTCTTGCCGATGCCCTCGCTCCCGTAGGCGACCACCTTTAAGGCGCGGTCGATTTTCCCTCTGGTGATGTTTAACATCCGTCAAATCCTCCTTATCTGAGTGAGCAGGAGTAGTCCTCGACCACGGCGCAGCCGGGCACCTTCGTTCCTGCGTTGATGAGCTTCTTGACCTCGGCCTTTGCGACTTCCGGCGCCGGGATGCGGAAACAGTCGAGGTGCTTGTTGCGCTTGAGCCAGCGGATCGCTTTTTCCGCGTCTGACACATCCACATGGGAGGTCTTGCGGTAAGCGAAGGTCGCCACGCCAAGGTCGGTCTTTTCGCCCGCACACTCGCGGTCGAGTATTTTCATGAGGCGGTCTTCCTTTTTCGCAAGCCTGTCGCGGCGTGCTTTGAGGCGCTGTTCCTCGGTCTTTGCTGCTGCGGCTTCGGCGCGGATGTTCAGGACGAGCTTGGCGAGATATTCGAGGATGGATTTCTTCTCCATCTGAAGCGACTGAATCTGCGTGAACAGTTCGTCTGCATCGCCGAGGATTTCCCCGGTCTCTTCGTCAAACTCGATGGCATCCGTCAGCCGGAGGATTTCCGCGTTGATCTCATACAGTTTCACGGGCTGCCTCCTTTCCGATCTCCTTGATCTCCAGTTCCTCCACGGTGTCGCCGGGAACGATGACCGTGAGCCTTGTCTTGTCGCCGAAGAGGAATCGGAGGAACCTTTCCCTTACCGAAACCTTGCGGCAGGCTACGATTCCGCCGTTCTTCGGCTTCTTGCTGACGCTGATCTGTAATGTGTGCTTCATGGCACTTACCTCACTTTCCGGAAGGGATGTTGTTTTGTCCTTCCGCTGTTAAACAGAAAAGGGACACCGAAATTGAGGGTGTCCCTTGAGAAAAATCAGAGAAGTTTTTTCAGCTTCTTCTGAGCCGACTCGATGGACTCCTTGACGCTGTTGAAAGCGGCTTTTTCCTTGCGGGCGATCTCCGCAACGGTCATGCCGTCCTCGAACAGTTCAAACCTGCGCCTCTGCACGGGAGTAAGCTGCGAGAGCATTGCCTCGCGCTTCTTGGCGAACTCCTTCTCCATGAATGCCTTTTCGGGATTGTCCGCAGCGGAGAAGTAATCCTTGTCCTCGTAGTCCATGTCATCGAGCGAGAACGCCGTGTGATAGCGGTGGCGCTCGTTGCTGGCGTGTTCCTCACGCCGGGAGTCCAGGATGACGGTACCGATCTCTTCCGAGACCTCGACCTCCGTCACCTCGCCGGTTGAAAACTTGTACTTGATAATCATTGGAAAAACCTCCATTCGTGTTGGGAATGGAGGCTTCTCGCGGGTACAGCGCAAAAATGGCAATAGTAAACTGACCGCAGTCCTGTAGGAGTTCCCTCCATTCCGGGATTGCAGCTCTCTTGCTCATCAGATCGCTGTTGGGATATTCAGTTGTCCGTCAGGTGATGTGAGCCATCGGTGATCGGTCGATGCATCAAGAGACGGTTCATACCACTCGCAAACGCAAATCAATAGCTTTATTCTGAAAATAAGTTTTGCGTTCACAAATTTATATTGATTATCGCGTTTGCTCGTGGTATAATGTGATATGAGGCGTTTTGGATTTCGCACAGACTGTGCGCTCCTTCTGCCTTATCACGATTTCATTATAGAAAATAGGACTTCCAAAACTCGTAGGTTTGCCTACATCTGCCTACATAAATGCCTACATTGGAAAGGATGGTGTCAACTTGAAGTTCTGCGACCTTGTACAGTTCATGCATCATAATTACGAAACAAAAATGAACGCCGCAGAATTTGTGAAGATTCTGACGGATGCCATCCTGGATGATGAGGCATTGGAAAAGGATTCTCCGAATCCACTTTATGGGCTTGGAAAATCCACACTGGAGGCATATTACAGTGGCAGGCTGCCAATTTCGCAGAAAAAGGCATCTGCACTTACGCCTCGACTGGATGAGGCAAAGTTTGCTGATTTCGTAAATACATACTCCTTCGATGCATTGAACCACATGAAGGACAAGCTGGTTGAGTTCGGATTCGATGTCGAACCTTCCGAAGTTGGGCAGGCCTGCGCTAATATCCTGGCTCAAATCATCAGACGCCGTTCGGAGGGATTATCCGATGATGTGACTGCGTTGAACTATCAGCGCATGGAGACAGGAAGAAGTCTAAAAAATATAGCCCCTGCGACAATAGAGCGCAGAGGCGATAAGTTACATATATCCGGTGAGGTCATAACGATTCATCAGGCACTTGTCCCTGATGATGTAGGCAAGCATGAACTTGATTACATTCGTGCTTTGTATGAGGCATATGCTCAGAAATTAAACAAGGAGACTTTTACTGCTGACGATGTTCCTTCCCTTCCGAAGCGATATGCAGAGAACTATAAGGAACAGCGTATGGCATATTATAGCGCAGTAAGTATCGAACGGTCTGTCCGGGATATCTTCGATGACGGAGAGGATGAGTTCGGCAGACTGAAGGATGATGCGTGGCACGGCATTAATACCACATACTGGAGGGATTACGAGGATGGTTACGCAAGGCTGAATGCCGTCCTTGAAAAAATAACAAGTACCACGCTCGACAGTTCCGTACTCAGCCAGATGCGGAATCTGATTGGTAATTTGGAGAAGAAAGGCATCTGCCATATATTGGTGAATGACGGTGTGATTGAGTCGTGGGTGAACATTGATGAGTAACAGACTTTTCAATACGCCCTTTGAGTTGTCTCTCCACGTGGTGCTACTTCTTGATGTGGCGAATGCCGGAATTACACTCGACAGAATTGCCGCTTATGACTTCATGGCGATTTACTGTGAGGACTTCGGCGTTGCAGATAAATCTCTAAATGGGGAAAACGGTTTTGCATTCAGTGAACTATCAGCAAGGCGGAACCTTATAAAAACTGCAATAAAGAATCTGGTAGTTGATGGGCTGGTTATAGCCACGGATGATGAAGCAGGTATCCTTTATTCCGCTTCAGAAAGTGGAAGAAACATGAGCAAGAGTTTCCAATCAGAATATGCCAAGCGGTACAAAGAACTGATGTGGCTTGTGGTTGCGAAGTATGGGAACTATAGCGATGTCCAGCTGTTCAACGAAATTAGTCGGCAATCAACGAAATCCTTAAGGAGGTAACGCGATGGCGGGATTTTACATTAAAAAAGTTATAGCGAAAAGTGCCGCCAAGGGCGATGCCAGCGTTTCCTTCGGTAAAGGACTGACCATCATACAGGGACGCTCTGACAGTGGAAAGACCTGCGTGGCAAATTGTATTGACTTTATTTTCGGTGGCTCCGTGGACAAGCCGTTTAAGGAGACGGCAAAATATGACGGCGTGACCATGATTGTCGGATCAAATGACCGTGATGGCGAAGTCACTCTTCATAGGAATGTGGGCAAGAATCAAGTAGAGGTGATTAGCACCATAGACGGTATAGATAGCGGCACATATGATGTCAATTACCGTAAGGGAGCAAAGAATCCACCTCTGAACGAAGTATGGCTGAAGCTCATTGGAATCGAGCAAGAAACCATGATTGTAACGAACGCAAGGTTCGAAAAGAAGCGGCTTACCTGGCGCAATTTGCTGCGTGTATTTTATTTAGACGAAAACCGAATTGATGATATTGACTCTATTGTAGAGCCAAAACATCGCTATATGGAGAACACTCTATTCCTTTCGGCACTTTTGTATCTAATAACCGGCAGGACTTTTACAGAGACAGATGCCCAAGAGAAAAAGGAAATAAAGAAAGCTCGCCGAAAAGCTGTAGCCGAGTATGTTAATCGGAAAATCCGGGATGCTGCGGAGCGCAAGGAGCAGCTTGAACAAGATCTGCACATTTTTGATGGCGCGGATGTCGAAGCACAAATAGCCCAAGCGACCGCTGCATTGCAGGATACACGGGAAAAAATTGACCGTGCGCTTGCAGAAAGCCAAATAATTCTCTCTTCCATTCTGGAAGCAGAGGAACGAGCTGCGGAGTGCGATGTTCTTTTGACGAGATACCACAGGCTTGCCGCGCAGTATAAAGCTGATATTCAACGGCTTTCTCTCATTGTCGAGGGAGAAGAAGCCTATCATGAAGTTCCACAAGTCACCAAATGTCCATACTGCGAAGGAACGATTACTCCTCGTAAGCGGATATCCTATATTGCCGCATCCAAAGTAGAAATGGAGCGGACGATGGCTCAACTTTCCGGTCTTGAAGATACGGAGAAAGATGTCGAGGAACGGAAGAAAGAAATCAAGGCCGAACTTGATAAGTTTAAGCGGCAGCGTGATGCTCTCGAATCTAAAATTAAAACAGAACTACGCCCCAAGGAAAGTGAGCAGCAAAACACAGTCAATGCTTATAAGGCATATCTCCGAATTGCCAGTGAGATCGCATTGATTGAAGCCTATGCCACGGACTTTGGAAACGATCTGACTACTTTAGAAAACGAGCAGAAAAATGATAAGACTTTAGAGTATCATCCCAAGGACTACTTTGGGGATGATTTTGCCACCACGATGTCTGAATATGTCCACTCCATTCTTAAGGAATGCAATTATTACGGTTTGCTTCAAGCGCACTTCAATTTCACAACGTTTGATATTGAGGTAAATGGCGAGGATAAAGGAACGAGCCACGGCAAAGGCTACCGCTCTTACCTTAATACAGTGATGATAATGATGTTGCGGAAATATCTGGCGGCCAATGCCAAATTCGATCCACACGTCTTTATCGTTGATACCCCTCTCCACGGTTTTGACGATGGCGTGGATGACAAGATGCCCGACAGCATGAGAGCCGGACTTTATCGTTATTTCATGAACCACCAGGACGAGGGACAGCTTATTATCATCGAGAACCTTGACCACATACCTTCCCTTGATTATGAGAAGCATGGTGTGGTCGTGGAGACCTTCGGAAAGGGCTTGATCCCGAATACGCGGTACGGATTCTTAAACGATGTGAAGTAACTAATGTAGCATAATAGAAAGAGAAAAATCACGGAGGTATTGCAAATGCGTTTCAGCTACAACAAACTTTTCAAACTTCTTATTGACCGAGGGATTAATAAAAAGACTCTACGGGAGATGAGCGGTATCAGCGCCACCTCCGTTGCCAAACTTGGAAAAGGCGGAAATGTGAACACGGATGTCCTGCTGCGCATATGTGGTGCGCTGAAATGTGATGTCGGGGACATCATGGAATTTATCCCAGAGCCTGATAAGCCGGGAGCAATATCGGATGGAGGAACAGCACCCTCCGAAAAATAACATGGAATGACGAGGAAACTATATGCCAAAGATAGATGCGCAATATAGCTACAATTTCATCGACCTTTTTGCGGGTGCCGGCGGGCTTTCGGAAGGGTTTCTTCAGGCTGGATTCAAGCCTGTCGCCCATGTCGAAATGAATGAATTTGCGGCTAAAACGCTTGAAACGAGAAGTGCCTATTACTACTTGAAAGGCACTGACAATCTCGCTTTATATAAAAAATATGTGTCCGGAAAAATCTCACGCGATGATTTTATGAAGCAGATTCCTGCTTCCATAACAAAAACCATCATCAACGAAACGATGTCAGACGAAACACTTCCAGCTATTTTCAAGACTATTGACGGAATAATGAAAATACGAGGCATCAATAAGATTGATGTTATTGTGGGAGGTCCGCCCTGTCAGGCGTATTCTCTGGTGGGCAGAGCGCAAAGCAGCCACATGGAAGTACCAATGGCGGAAGACCCTCGCAACTACTTATACAAACTGTATGCGCGTTTCTTAAAACGCTATCAGCCTCGTATGTTCGTGTTCGAGAATGTCACGGGTATTGAATCGGCCAATGGCGGAGCTACTTGGAAGAACATTCAGAAATACTTAAAACGAGTGGGATACGAAATCGAATGTCGTGAGCAGAATGCTCACACCTTTGGCGTACTCCAAAACAGACGTCGAATGATTATCGTAGGATGGTTAAAGAAAAGCGGTCTGAAATATCCCGATTTTCTTGAAATCAAAACGGACGCTATAGTAAATGATCTCTTCGCTGATTTGCCAAAGCTGCATCCCGGCGAGAGTTCCGATAAATACGCAAAAACAAAAGCCACAAGCTATGTTACTGAGTCGGGAATACGGACGAAGGATGACGTGCTGACCCACCACAACTGTCGACCGAATATAGATCGGGATATCAAGATTTACAGACGAGCCGTTGAACTGTGGAATGACGGTCATAAGCGCCTGAATTACAATGACCTCCCGGATGAATTAAAAACTCACAAGAACAGGCATTCATTTACGGACAGGTTCAAAGTCGTCGAGGGCGATGAATCGTGTTGCCATACTATTCTGGCGCACCTTTCAAAGGATGGACATTACTTCATTCATCCTGACATTGAACAGAACAGATCGATTACCGTCCGCGAGGCGGCAAGAATACAGTCCTTCCCGGACAGCTATTTCTTTGAGGGACCGCGCACTTCTCAGTTTGTCCAGATTGGAAACGCTGTGCCTCCGATGATGGCAAAAGGAATCGCTATGGGTATTTTTGAACAGCTATACAAAGGAGATTCAGATGGAAGGTAACCTGCTGCTTGAACAATTCAGCAGATATAAAAAGCTGGAACTTGAGGCTTCTCCGTTCCACTTCCTTTTGGATGCGAATATTGAATTGAATCCCCATCAGATTAATGCCTTCTGCGCTGCTATCCAGGCGTTGAAAACAGGCGGCATTGTTCTGGCGGATGAGGTTGGTCTCGGAAAGACCATCGAAGCCGGACTCGTGCTGAAATATGTCCTTGAGTCCGGCGCAAAGCGTGTCTTGATTGCACTCCCCGCGTCCTTGAGAAAACAGTGGGAACTGGAACTTGAGGATAAGTTCGGCTTGCAGTCGGTAATTCTTGACAGGCTGACGGTGGAAAAAGAAAGTTCTGACTGGCGAAAGAGGCTCACCGACAATAAAACTGTCCGAATCGTCCTTACCTCCTACGACTATTCATCTAAGTTGATGAAACGGTTCCCGGAGGTGAAGTGGGATTTCATCATTATCGACGAGGCACATAACCTTAGAAATGTATTTCATGGCACGAAAAGAGCGAAGAATCTGTACGAGATGTCAAAGGGCATACCGAAGATTCTGCTGACCGCTACCCCTCTTCAGAACTCGCTGACAGACCTTCATGGATTGGTTTCCTTTATCGACCAGCGGATATTTGGTAGCGAGAAAGTCTTTAATAAACGCTATATCGAAGGACAGGACTACTCTGACCTTAAGAGGGAACTTTCGCCGGTTTTGTATCGAACGCTCCGCAAGGATGTGGCGAAGTACATGAATTTCAAAAAGAGAACCTGCAAGACAGTGGATTTTACCCTGTCGCAGGATGAGATTGAATTATATCAGCGTGTAAACGACTTTTTGAAACGTGAGCTGCTGTATTCCATCCCGACTTCAAACAGAGGGCTGATAATCCTTGTTATCAGAAAGCTGCTTGCTTCTTCAAGTTTCGCATTGATAGAAACCTTTGAAATTCTGAAGAACAGACTCGAAAAGCTATACGAAGGCAGCAAGTCTGCCAATGCGCAGGAAGGCTTTGACCTTTTCTGGAGCTATGTAGAGGATGAAATAGATGAATCCGGCTTTGAGGAAACCGAGGACGAAGACACTATCGTTCAGAAACAGTTCATCCAAGCTGAACTCGATGAGGTGAATATCATAATCGATGTGGCAAAGCGCATCAAGACAAACGCAAAGGTCAATGCGCTAAAGACGGCCATACAGATTGCTTTCGATTATCAGTTTGAACAAGAAATCCCTCAGAAGGTCGTAATCTTCACGGAGTCAAAGCGTACCCAGAAATACATAGCCGCAGAGCTTCGCAAAACGGGATTTGAAGATGAGGATATCCTTCTCTTCAACGGTGACTTTGACGACACCATGACGAAGGAAATATACAAGGCATGGCAGGTTAAAAACTTCGGCAAGGCAAACTACGGACGCAGTGTAGAATACAAGCACGCCATCGTGGATTACTTCCGCCATAACGCAAAAATACTGATCTGCACGGATGCCGGTTCCGAAGGTTTGAACCTGCAGTTCTGCAACACGGTCATCAACTATGACCTGCCGTGGAATCCGATGAAAATCGAGCAGCGCATCGGTCGTTGCCACCGTTACGGACAGGATCATGATGTTGTGGCGATCAATCTGTTGAATACGCAGAACGCCGCAGACCAGCGCGTTTACGATATCCTTTCGAAGAAATTTGAACTGTTCGAGGGTGTCTTTGGTGCATCGGATATTGCTCTTGGAGCGTTGGAATCCGGCACCAGTTTTGAAAAGATGGTGTTGCAGATTTATCAGACTTGCGATACCACTGCGGAATTCAAAAAGGCATTTGATAAATTGGATCGCAAGCTGAACGCAAAGCGAGATAAGAAAGCAAGAGAACTTCGCTCCCTTCTGCTTACCGAAAGCAGCGGTGCTAAGGAACAGGCACTCGATACCACGAAGTCCGACATCGCAAGATATCTGCATGATGTGGAATATTGGAGCGCATTCGATGAGCCGGAAGTAGACGGCGGTCTTCACTACTGGAAGGTTGATAATTGGGGCGAAAAAGTCCTCGGATCGCACGGGATTCTATTCATAGGAGCTTTCTGTGATTCATCGAAACTTCTCTTCCCGGTTCTGTTGCTATGTGATGAAAAAGGAGCCTATATAGATTTTGATGAGGCAGACCTCGTTCCCGAACTTGAACAGATCGATGATATGGATGTGCGTTATTTCACGCCGACAGAATCCGAGATGCAGCTCTACCAGCGTGTTTACGACAATCTGACCACGGAGATGGTGAAACGCTATCAGGAACAGTCGGAATCGATCAAGGCTTATAACCGCAGAAAGATCGAGAACTGGGAGCGCATCCAGATGGAACAACTGATAGCGACATACCAGGACATGAATGCCGAGATTGAGGTGCTGAAGGAGCAGGAACGAGCCTCGGACAACTTCTATGAGAAGATAGACATACGGAAAAAGATAACCGAGAAATCCAAGGCACTTGAAAAGCTGCAGGAATCCTTTCACGAGAGAGGAACCGGCTTCAAAACCGAGGGTGAACGGGAAATCGCAGAATTTGAAAAACAGTTTGATATTAACCCGATTCTGTTGGTTAACATCGTTCTGAAGTTTTAGGAGAGATTATTATGCAAAAGACAGGAAAACTGGAATTGACCTGGGTAGGAAAATACGATGATAAGGTCGTTGAACCAAGAATCCTGGTGGAGGATGTAGATAAGTCGTATGGTGATCCAACCAGCGAAAATATGCTTATTCATGGTGATAACTTAATCGCTTTACAGGCTTTGCAACAGGATTTTGCCGGACGTATCAAATGCATCTATATTGATCCGCCCTATAACACTGGTAGTGCTTTTGAATATTACGATGACAATTTGGAACATAGTATTTGGCTGTCACTTATGAAACAACGGCTAATTCTGCTCCGAGAATTACTGAGTGATGATGGCTTTTTGTGTTGTCATATCGACGATTCTGAAAGTCACTATGTTAAGGTTCTTCTTGACGAAATTTTCGGAAGATCAAATTACTTGACCACACTATATGTAAGGGTAAGATACCCAGATAAAACTCTGAAATCCGATATGGATTTTCATAAGGAAATTGAGCAGGTATTGGTATACAGAAGAAATTATGGTGCGACGCCAAATTTTGACCATGATGATGTAGGATATGAAAAATTCATATATGAAGTTCAAGAAACAGGCGAGGGCAAAGAAATAGAACTTGGCGGCAAACGTGTTGTTGTTTTTGAAAACAATGAGTACAAGATTGTAAAAAAAGACATCGGTGATGAGTACGGTCTTAAAGAAATATGGGCTACAGGCACAATATTGGATGGCAATTCATCTGGACGATTCTTCAGAGACTATCTAACTGGCCGATATGAAACTGATGGATACGGAGTTTTATACAAGGTATATGGCATTGGTGATGACCGATATGATTACCGCTATTTCACCGGGCCTAAACGCGCCGGAGCTACGAAAGGAAAGTATTATCAGGGTGTCCCTGTAGATCAGCTTGAAAGTGAAACTGTACAGCGTAAAAAGCCGATAGGAGGCTTCTACGATCTCGCAGGGAATTTCGGAAACTGTAGACACGAAGGTGGCGTGGAGTTCCGAAGTGGGAAAAAACCAGAAGCCTTGATTGAAATGATTATTCGTTATTTCTCAAATAAGGGAGACTGGGTTTTGGATTCCTTCTTGGGCAGCGGCTCTACTATTGCGACCGCTCACAAAATGGGAAGAAAATGGGTGGGAGTCGAACTTGGAGACCATGCCTATACATTGTGTAAGGTTCGCATGGATAATGTCATAAATGGAGATAAAACCGGAATATCCAAGGATTATCATTGGGAAGGCGGCGGCGGATACCACTTCTACGAATTGGCTCCAAGCCTGCTTATTAAGAATGATAAGCTGCCGATTTATCAGATCAATCCCTCATACACTTTCGAGATGCTCTGTGAGGCTATCTGTAAGATTGAGGGATTCCGTTACAAGCCGCAGGATGTCTTCCACGGTCATTCTTCGGAGAAACGGTTTATTCACATCACCACGGAGTTTGTAAACGCAGGATATATAAAATCCCTGTCTGCTCGGCTTGCCGAAGGTCAGTCGCTCCTGATTTACGGCACGAAGATTCAATCGGATATGATCTTGCCCGATAACATCGAGGTAAAGAAAATACCGAAAGACCTTCTTGAGAAGTGCGATTTTGAAAGCGAGGTACAGTAAATGTCTGAGATAGTAAGCAAAATCAAATACGCAATGAGCCTGAGAACTCCGCAAGAGGAGGCTCTCTCTTACCTCGATGCCATCAGTTCGCATTGTGATTACAAGAAGGACAGCAAGGATGTTGTTGAGGTGGCCGCATCGGAATACTGCGAGAAGCAGCGCAAGGTCAAGGCTGGGTTTGAGTTCCCGTCATTTTGCTATGCTATGGCGACAGGTATCGGAAAGACCCGTCTGATGGGAGCAAGCATCTATTATCTGTACAAAACGAAGGGCTACAAGCACTTCTTCATTCTTGCGCCCGGGAACACGATCTATGACAAGCTGCGCAAGGAGTCCAATCCGAACCATCCGAAGTATATCTTCAAAGGGCTTGAAGCGGAAATGGGCAGGCCAAAGGTGTATGACGGCGAAAACTACGATACCTATCCCGTGAAGTTTGAGCAGATGTCTCTCCGTGTCGAGAAGACCTCGGAGATTCAGCTTTTCATCTTCAATATCGGAAAAATATTCAACAGCAAGACTGACACGCAGTTCAACTTCCATAAGTTTAAGGAAACTCTCGGTGCGTCTTTCGCTGATGTGTTGGCACAGTTCGATGATCTCGTTATCTGCATGGATGAGGCGCATCGCTATTACGCTCCGGCTTCGATGAAGGCAATCAACTATCTGAAGCCCGTCCTCGGATTGGAGTTCACTGCCACGCCGAAGACCACCTCAAATGTTATTTATGCCTATGACCTGGCCCGTGGCGCGGTTGAGGGCTATTTGAAAATTCCGGTAGTAATGGGACGCTCCAACATGGCCGGCTATAACCAGGATGATATCGAGGAGATGAAAATCCGCGATGGACTTACTCTCCACGAGCATCGCAAGGCTGTGCTGCGGGAGTATTGCAGCGACAACGATCTGGACTATGTGAAGCCGATAGTGCTTATTGCCTGCAAGGACACAGACCATGCAAAGAAAATCCGGGCTTTGATTGACAGCGATGATTTTCAGAAAGGCAAATATAAAGGCAAGGTTATAGAAATCCATTCTAAACAGTCCGGCGAAGAATCGGAAGAAAACATCCGCCTTTTACTCTCTATTGAGAGTGCTTCTAACCCTATCGAAATCGTACTGCACGTTTACAAGCTGAAGGAAGGTTGGGATGTCAATAACCTGTTTACGATTATTCCTCTGAATGCTGCAAAGAGCGATATTCTCGCTATGCAGACTATTGGTCGTGGGTTAAGACTTCCATTTGGAGAACAGACAGGAAATGAGGATTTAGACTCTCTTGATATCGTTGCTCACGACCACTACAGGGAACTGGTCGATGAGATTAAGAGCAGCGACATCTTCCGTTACCGCGATCTCGATAAAACAACTGTCGAACCGTCCGAATCCGTTGGAGTTTCCGCTACCGTGGATGACGGGCAGCTTTCTCTGCTGGATTTTGCAATTACTGCATCCGGCGTGAAGTCTTTTGCTGAAGTAAGCAACCCGAAAACGCAGCTTGAAATCTACCAGGAATATGTGAAGAACTTTATGGCTGCACAAAAGAAGGATAAAGGTGAAGACCCAAGTCAGATGACATTATTTGATCTTCATCCTGAAATGCTTTCCGAGGATACTACTGAGCCATCTGCGCCCGCGCAAGAGCAGCCGCAAACACCGACAGCTTCAAAAACCGGCAAACAGCCTCTGAGTAAGGATGAGTTCGTAAAAGCCGTAACAGAGTATTCCGCAAAGGCTATCTCTGTTCCGAAAATCCTCGTGCAGACCACTTCGGAGGTGAAGTTTAATCGTTTTGAGGTGAAGCGCACAATCGCTGATTTTGAAGTGGCTATGGCTAAGATTGAGCGTTTTGACGCTATCAATCAGCAGCTTCTTTCTGTCGTGGATGCACAGATTCTTGAAGTCAATGACGCCATGAACACTCTTGCTTGTATGCTCCTCGATTCCATCAGCGAGTTGTCTTATGACGATGCAGATTTTGTTATTGACGTGGTTGAGCAGTATTTAAGCCAGATACCCGGAGATGAAGAAAACAAGCGGAGAATCGTTCGCCGCTATGCTTCTTTGATCGTGGCCGATATCCGCAAGCAGATTTATGAGCATATGGACAGAAAAACGCAGGATGTCCACATCATTCAGAAAGACCTTATTCTGTTTCGTAAGTTCGTGAAGAACGTCAAAGAGGACGGAAAGGTTAAGTACGATAAGCCGTTCTCTGACAAGAGCAATATCAAGAAGTGTCTCTTTACCGGCTACAAGAAGTCATATTATCCGGCGAATGCTTTCGACAGCGATACGGAGCGTCTGTTCTCTATCATTTTGGAGGAAGACCCGGATGTTATCCGTTGGATCAAGCCGCCGCTCAATCAGCTTGGCTTATTCTGGAAAGCCGGACAACAGTATAATCCTGATTTTCTCGTGGAAACAACTGCCGGAAAATTCATGGTCGAAGTTAAGGCTTTGAATGAAGTGACATCGGATGAGGTCGTATCAAAGGCAAGAGAAGGCATAAAGTGGTGCCGCTTTGCTTCAACGGCAGACCCGGATCATAAACCTTGGGAGTACAAGCTGATTTCCGATGACAACATTCATCTTGGTAATACCTGTAAATATACACTCGGTACGGCTCATGCCGTGAAGGAGGAGGCATAATGGCTGACAGATTTAAGTATTCAGAGGTCAGGCAGAAAATCATTGACGCCATAAGAACCGACCTTATCGGCCCCAGAGAAAAGGAAGAGGTTCTCGAAGAGAATCCTCGCTATGCCTATCTCGTGGGAATGCTCGATATTCAAAGCGATGACGAGGATTACTCCGGCGCTGGGGAGCAGGAAGTTGATGCAGATATGGCATTTGAGGATGGTGAGGATTTTACGGCCGGTGAGGATGACGACAACGAGCCTATTTCCACCACACATTTTCAACTGCCTTCGTCTATCGGTATCAGTTTCTACATCCAAAGTGATACCGAGAGCATCAACTTGGATGTGACGTGGGGAGACTATGTAAAGTCATCCGAGAAATATACAGGAAAGGATGAAAAAGAGCATAGCCGTGCCATATATACGCGCCAGCCAATGGAAGAAACGGTTCATGTTCAGTTTAAGGATTTTACCCGAACGAAGGATTACCAGCTTGTCTGCGACTCCAATGTTCATGTTCATGTTTCACGTATTCCGCTGAAGGGCGGCTATTCTCTTGTGACGGCATATGTCATTAATAAGAGAAAAAATCCTGCCAACAGCGCGGAAGCGATTATGTTCCAGGTGGAGATCAAGGCTTATGCGGAGGACGGCTCTGCCGCGTTTATCGCAGAACATATTTGTAGAGAGATTCTTGCCTCCGATGAGTTTTATTTTGAACAGCGTCCGATTATGGGACGTGGCCGTGGTTGCGCAGCGGTTTGGGATACTCCTGTTGACGGCAGAACAACATATGTGAAATCAGCGTTTATACCTGAGTATGAATTTCCGGGTGTCAGCGCTGCTTTGGATGGATTTGACCGATACTTCTTCTCCACATTTACCATGTCTGTAAAATCGAAAAAAGAAGAAACCATCGGAAAACTTAATACTCTGGCTGAATCCTATGAAAAGTGGATCAACTCTACACTTCTCGGAAACGCAAGGATGAGCAATCCTGATTTTAAGGACAAGATAGGCAACAAGGTCATTGAACGCTGCCTGGATGCTCTGAAGCGTATACGTGAGGGTATCAGCATTATTGAAAATGATGACATCTCATTCGAGGCTTTCTGCTTTATGAACCGTGTAATCTTCTTGCAGAACAGCATCAAGGGCTACGCAAAGAAGCACGGCACAGGAACAGAGTGCAATTTCCAGGATTTCATTAATCCGAAGAATCCTGATAATAACTTCGGATGGCGTCCGTTCCAGATTGCCTTTATTCTGATGAATCTTGCCGGAATCGTTGATCCGAAACATAAAGACCGTGAGGTCGTTGACCTGCTTTACTTTCCTACAGGCGGCGGTAAAACAGAGGCCTACCTTGGCCTTATGGCGTTCGTAATCGCCAACAGAAGGCTCAGAGCGTCTAATGGAGAGAATTACAATCGAGATGGCGGTGTAACCGTTATGCTCCGATATACCCTCCGTTTGCTCACCACACAGCAGAGAGACCGTATTACAAAGATGGTGCTTGCTGCCGAAATGATCAGACGGCAGGCATACCCGCAGTTTGGGAAAGAACCTATCAGCATTGGTTTCTGGGTAGGAGGCGGAGTAACGCCTAACAAATTTGATGAGTTTATTGAAAAGGCTGATAATCCGCAGGCAGCAAGGAGCGCAAGGAACCATGTTTATAAGCAGCTTTTAACCTGCCCGTTCTGCGGAAAGCCTCTCAAGGAAGAGAACTTTAATATTGACCCCGATAAGAAGTCTATCGAGATTTTCTGCTCCGATCGGGATTGTCAGTTTTACAGGTACAAAAACGACAGGATACCAATCCCGGTTTATCTTGTCGATGAGGAAATATACGCCAAGTGTCCGACTATTATTCTGTCGACTGTTGATAAATTTGCGCGCCTGCCTTGGGATGTGAATACAAATGCACTTTTTGGCAGAGTGGACAGGAAATGCAGCCGAGATGGTTATGTTGCGATTGGAGCAGAACACGGCCGCCACAATAAAACGGCTTCTTTGCCTGCGTCAACGATCGTCAATATTAGACCGTTCCTGCCGCCGGAATTGATTATTCAGGACGAGTTGCATCTTATAACGGGACCGCTTGGTACGGTTTACGGTGCCTATGAAACGATTATCGAGGATATGTGTATCCACGATGGTATTAAGCCGAAGTATGTCGTTTCAACAGCCACAATCAAGAATGCAGAGGCGCAGACCAGATGCCTTTACGCAAGAAAGAATACAACGCAGTTCCCGCCGAACGGATTTGAAATCGGAGATAGTTTCTTCATCAGAGAGATTTCCGTAGAGGATGATCCGTTCCGAAAATATGTGGGCGTCTGCGCACCCGGTCAGTCTGTTAAGACCGCCTTGCTGCGTGTTTACGCCATTATCCTGCAGGCTGCTTATACATACTCCCTTCAAGATGAGTATAAGGATGTGATTGATCCGTACTATTCTCTTGTTGGCTATTTCAACAGTATCCGAGAACTCGGCGGTGCGGTCAGACTTTTACAAGATGACATTCCAAAGAGAATATATCGTATCAAGAATAAGTACGGCTTGGACAAGCAGAGGTATCTGAACCACAACGTGGAGATCACTTCCCGTATGTCATCGTACAAGATTCCGGAAAAGCTGAATCAGCTTGAAACGACTTGTGATTCAAAAGACTGTCTGGATACGGCTATCGCGACAAATATGATTGCTGTTGGTATGGATGTTGACCGTCTTGGACTGATGGTTGTTACAGGTCAGCCGAAACAGAACTCTGAATATATCCAGGCAACAAGCCGTATCGGTCGTGCATTCCCAGGACTTGTAGTTACGCTCTACAATGCGTACCGTCCCCGTGACTTATCGCACTACGAGAATTTTACAGGCTATCATTCGCAGCTTTATCGTTTTGTTGAAGGAACAACGGCAACACCGTTCTCCGCCAGAGCAAGAGATCGTGTCATGCACGCGCTGATAATATCAGCAATACGCTTGAACTTCCCGAACATGGCAAATAACCCGGATGCGGCGGCTATTGGCTCACTAACCACGGAGCAGCTTGATTCTGTAAAGAAGCTGATAATTGACCGGCTTAATATCATCAAGCCGTCAGCACGAGCAGATGCGGAGGAAGAAATTGACCGCTTCATTGACTGGTGGAAACTTCAGGCAGCGCAGACGAAACCGCTGCGGTATTACGTTGTTGGAACTGAACGCTATAACAGGTTGATGAATCCGTATGACCAGCCGCACGATGAGAACGAAAAAGCTACACTTCGTTCCATGCGTGAGGTCGAGAGTTCTGCGAATATGTTCTATTACACGGAGGATTGACATGGCTTTTGATAATAATAAACTTGGAGAGTTACGTCCAAACCAAATCATAACCACCTTTGGTCCCGGATCGGTAGTCGATGCGGTAAAGGACTCGGTTACGATTCTTGACATCTCCTACTGGAAACAGAAGGGACAAAAAATAATTGATGGCAGGCTTGCATCATACTTGGGCGTTGATTGCTTCTATATGCCGCGGACAAGTTTTTCGGGTGATGTTCCTGTTGTGACCTTCCCATACTGGCACGTATGCTCTAATTTAAAATGCGGAAAGCTGTTTGATGCCAGAAAGTATTTTGACTTGGATAAGTATCTCAAGTATGGTGTCACTTGCCCTGAGTGCCATCGCCCTGCCTATCCGTCCCGTTTCATCACAATCTGCGAGGACGGTCATATGTCTGACTTCCCTTGGAAGTGGTGGGTACACAGAGGCGAGTCCGATTGCAACGGTACCTTAAAAATGTATTCAACGGGCAATACCTCCACTCTTGCGGATATGTGGGTAGAATGCTCCTGCGGTGCGAAACGCAGCATGAGCGGTGCAACACAGCGAGATAATTTTGACGGCGTTGCCTGCCCCGGCCATCATCCGTTCAGACCGAATGTGAAAAACCATAAGTGCAACAAACCCATCATTCCTTCACAGCGTGGTGCGTCTAATGTTTACTTCGCTGTGAGTCGGAGTGCAATCTCTATTCCGCCGTGGATCAATCCGCTGTATAACTTAATCGATGAGCATCTTCGTGATATCGAGCTTGCAAAACAGCTTATGGGAGATGATGGAATAACCAAAATATATGAAATGTATTTCTCTGCTTATTCGAGGGATGAGTTTGATGATGCGCTTGAGCGGCGCATGAGCAATATCAAAGAGTTCACTGAAATCAAACAGATGGAATACAATGCCATCACACACCACAATGACCCTGCATATGAATCAAACAAGAAACATTTCAAGGCTGAAGAGGATGCTCTGCCGGGGTACTTGCAGAAGTATTTCAGCCGCATTATCCGAGTGACCAGACTCAGAGAGGTTCGTGTTCTTCTTGGATTCACAAGAGTAGACGCTCCCGATCCGGATGCAGATGAACAGCCGAATGTTGTAGCATTAAGCAAGGGTAAGCAGGAACGCTGGCTACCTGCGGCGGAAGTAAACGGAGAAGGCATCTTTATAGAGTTTAACAAAGATACTCTTGCGGCGTGGCTCAATTCTCCAACGGTGAAAGGCCTATCAGAAAAGTATTCTGACTCGTACAGAGAGTTCTGCGAGTCAAAAGGCTGGACGATTACGGTCGTAAGAAATGCCGTTTATGTTCTGATGCACACATTCGCTCACTTGATGATTAAGCAAATGTCTATGTCATCGGGATATTCTTCTTCGGCTATTAGAGAAAGAATCTATTTTGGAGATAAAATGGCCGGCATTCTTTTATACACAGGAAGCTCCGATAAGGAAGGCTCACTCGGCGGTCTGGTTGAACTTGGTAATATCGATCAGATGACGAATCTCATGAGGGACGCCTTCCAAGAAGCTCTTGTTTGTACGAATGACCCGGAATGTATGAGCAATTTGCCTGCCGGCAAAAACTCAAACGGTGCCGCTTGCCACTCGTGCTGCATGATATCTGAAACGGCGTGCGAGAATGGAAACAGAATGCTTGACAGAGGTCTTGTAGTTCCTATTCCAGGACGCGAGGAATGCTCATATTTCAAGGAATTAGTAGGTGATTTATGCCAAGTGGAAATCTAAACAAAGAGATATTCTTAAATACGGTCAAAAGCGATGTGGCTAATGGGACAACTAATGCTGAAGCTATGCTGAAGCGGAGCTGCCCGGAATTGTCCGATGCACATTGCGAGGACATCATAGCTACGATTATCGGCGCCATGAATATGTCCGAAGCAGATAAGGTTTCGCTTGTTGTCACCGCACCTCCATCTTTTTCTATCAATGCGAGAACTACGATGAATGTGGTTCAGTCTATGATAAACGGAGCGGAAAGGAATATCTTGATTACGGGATACTCCTTATCCTCATACTTTTCAGAACTGGTCGACACAATCGTTCTTAAAAGCCAGCAAGGTGTATTCGTGAAGTTCTTTGTGAATGATATTGATAAGCAGCAGGGATTCGATAAGATACTGCGCTATAAAGGACGGTTTCTAAAAATCTATAACTATCATCAGGACGATGATAAGATGGCTGCACTTCATGCAAAGGTTATTTCGGTTGACCAGCAGCAGACCTTAATAACATCTGCGAATCTGTCCTATCATGGGCAACAGGGCAATATAGAACTCGGTACCCTGATAGAATCAAAGCAGATTGCAAAGCAGATAGACGATGTTTTTACAAAGATGATCTTCTCAAAAGTATTTAGTGAGGTGTAAGAATACCTTTTGATTATTCCTCACACATTTTGATTTTGCCTATACCTTTTGATTTTCCCTCGGAGGGGTTCAAATTGTGGGTTCACAGGGGTTCAAACTCTCGTGGGCAAAGTCGCTGAAAAACAGAAAACAAGCATAAAAAAGAGGGCTTCCGGCGGAGCGATACCGCTGAAAGCCCTTGTTTATTGGGGATTTTCCTTGTATCAAAGACAGCGTTTACATAGATGAAGGAATTTCGGGAACCAATACCAAAAAGAGAGATGAATTCAATCGTATGATTGCTGATTGCAGGGCGGGGAAAATAGACATGATTATTACTAAGTCTATTTCCCGATTTGCAAGAAATACGCTAGATTGCTTGAATTATGTGCGAGAGTTGAAAGATTTGGGGATAGGGATTATTTTTGAAAAGGAAAATATCAATACCCTCGATGCAAAGGGAGAAGTGCTGCTTACCATTCTTTCCTCACTGGCACAGGATGAGAGCCGGTCCATTTCAGAGAACTGTACATGGGGAATTCGCAGAAGGTTTGAAACAGGAAAACACAAAATGAGTACAAAGCGTTTTCTTGGCTACGATACGGATGAAACGGGGAAGCTGGTAATCAACAGGACGCAGGAGCCGATTGTGGTTCGGCTGTATCAGGAATTCCTGGACGGAAAAACAACCGATTACATCAAGCGGATTTTTGAACGGGAAGGTGTGAAAAACTGGGATGGCGGTACGAAGTGGCAGTCCACAACCTTAATGAGTATGTTGGAAAATGAAAAATACAAGGGTGATGCCTTGCTGCAGAAAAGTTATACGGTGGATTTCCTCACCAAGAAACGTACACAGAACAAAGGGGAAATTCAGATGTTTTATGTGGAGGATGATCATGATGCCATCATTTCAAAGCGGATATGGGAATGTGTACAGCTTGAAATAAAACGCAGGAAAAAGTATCTGGAGGAGCATGGGACAAACTCCTATTCCCATCGGCCGGAAAGCAATCCATTTGCATCTAAGATAATTTGCGGAGACTGTAATAAGGTATTTGCACGGAAAGGCTGGCGGAGCAGCACGGGCGTTGACCGTAAGGTATGGCAGTGCAGTGAACGCTACAAGGTCAAAGGAGTTATGGGATGCGCCAACCGCCACGTAGAGGAAGAAACGCTGATAAAGGCTTATCTGATGGCTTGGAACGCACTGGTGGAGAACAGAGAGGATTTCATGGAGCAGTGGACGGAGCAGCTTCAGAGCGAGAACCTATTGGAAGGTTATCGAGCAGAGAAGTTCATAGAGTACACCGATGGGGCAGAACCTTTGACGGAGATGGATACGGACTTCATGCTGAAAACGCTGGACCACATCAAGGTTTTTGAAGATGGAACATTGTTGGTGGTCTTTCTGGACGGAACGGAGATTGAATGTAAAAATGAAGAGGAGTAAGAAAAGATGCCGATTGGGAGTTGCGATTCCTGGTCGGCCTTTTTTCTTGCTCTTTTGCGGATGGTAAAAGGTGGAGTTTTATGGTAAAATATTATAATAGCGAGTAGAGATATCGATGAAAAGAACGTGTTATTATGTGCTTTATTTGGTTTTGTGGAGGTACTGCTTAATATGGTTAACAGAATTTTCGATAAAAAGAATGTAATATTACTGAAAGTTAACGAAGATGATTTGAATACCTTTTTAGTTGATATGGATATTGATGATGAAGGAAATCCCAAATATTGCTTGGATGATTTTACCAAAGCCATATGTAATACAATTCCAGAATATGTTTTTGCACAATATGAAGATCCCAATATTCCTCAAAATGACATTGTTGAAAAGTTAAGAGAAGCGGCTCATTGTATTTATAAAATCAAAGATTTTCAATTAATGAAACAGTGGTGTGTAGATAAAGATATTAATGCATATAACGAATTAAAAAGGTCTAGTACAGCAAAAAGAGGAGAATTTGGTGAGTTGTTGTTGCATTTGATATTAAGGGAATTTAAGCATACAATACCACTAATTTCTAAAGTTTATTTCAAAGATAGTGCGAGTGTGCCTGCACATGGATTTGATGCGGTACATGTTTCCACGAATGAAAAAATTTTATGGCTTGGTGAAAGTAAGCTTTATGATGATAGTAAAGAGGGGATAAAAGCATTAGTGAAAGATTTGAATGAACATATTAATACAGACTATTTAAATGACCAGTTTGTGATAATTAAAAAGAATCTGGATAATAATTCTATACCTGGCAGAGAGGAATGGATTGATACAATAACGAATTGTACAAAGCTAAGCGACAAACTTAATATTATAAACATACCAATGCTTTGTACTTATACACATGACATTTACAAAAAGTTTTCTGATATGAATGATCCTAATGCAATAGCCTACCACGAATTAAATGTCAGAGAGTTAAAAGAGTATTTTGATAAACAGAACAAAATGCCACTAAAAGACAGAGTTAATATTATACTTATGCTATTTCCTGTAAATGACAAAAATGAATTAGTCATTAATTTGCATAAACGTCTTTGGCATATGCAGAATATTTGAGGTGAAATATGGACAAGACAACCGAAATCATATTAGAAATTGAAAATGCAGAAAGAATCTCTTTTGAACAGAGTTTTAAAATTGTTTCATATTGCACACAATTGTTGTCACAACATTCAGCGGAAGCAGAATTATCCGCGAGAAAGATAGTAATACATGTTCTGAATAATTGGGGAAAAATTGATAAAAATTTATATGTAGTGTGGGCGGATTTGATTGAAACGTTAGGATTTTATCCGTATATTCAAAAAAATAGTTCTGATTTGAAAATTATGTCTTTTGCAGACGATGTGCGAATGAGTTATTTTAAGTCAGATTTTTTAAAGAATACATATCTACATAAAGAGCAAAAGAAAATTTCTAATTATCTTTTGTCAGGGAAAAATATAATTGCTAGTGCGCCAACAAGCTTTGGAAAAAGTTTGCTTATAGAAGAAATCGTAGCTTCAAAAAAATATAAAAACATAGTTATCATACAGCCAACATTAGCATTGTTAGATGAAACTCGATTAAAATTGAAGAAATATGCCGATGATTACAAAATTATAGTGAGAACTTCGCAACCATATTCTGAAGACAAGAGAAATCTTTTTCTGTTAACAGCGGAAAGAGTAATGGAGTATGAGCCTCTACCTCAAATAGATTTTCTTATTATAGATGAATTCTACAAATTGAGCCTCAGAAGAAAGGATGACCGGGCAGATACCTTAAACAATGCGTTTTTGAAGGTGGTAAATAAATTTCATCCCAGATTTTACTTCTTAGGCCCCAATATTGATGGAATAACAGATGGATTTGCAGAAAAATATGATGCAATATTTTATAAGTCAGATTTTTCTTTAGTAGATTGTAATGTAATAGATAAGAGTAATTTAATTAACTGGAGTAACAGCGATAAACAGATTGATAAGGAAAAAATCACAATTTTGTGTGAACTGTTAGATGAGTTGCGAAATGAACAAACGCTTATTTATTGTTCAACTCCTGCACGAGCAAGGCGTATGGCCAAAGTATATTTAGAATATTTGCAAAGAATAGAACGAGAAAAGAATAATCAACTTCCATTAATAGAATGGATTAATAAAAATGTCTCGCCGGAATGGAGTTTAGCTAAGGAATTACAATACGGTGTGGCAATTCATGATGGCTCTTTACAAAAGCATATAGGAGCTTCAATTATTAAGTATTTTAATGAGGGACGGTTAAACTGTATTTTTTGTACCTCTACGATAATTGAAGGTGTCAATACTAGTGCTAAAAATGTAATTTTGTTCGATGAAAAAAAGGGAGGAAATGAAATAGATTTTTTTGACTACAGTAATATTAAGGGTCGTTCTGGAAGGATGATGGAACATTATGTGGGAAGAATATTTAATTTTTGTCACGTTCCGGTGCAGAAGTCTATTGTAATAGATATCCCATTTTATGAACAAGATCCAGAAATATTGACAAATGAAATACTTATTAACATAAAAAAGAATGATGTAAAGCAAGAGGTCAGAAATCGTTATGATCAGATTAATGCGCTTCCCGCTGATTTATTAAGTATTATTAAACAAAATGGCGTTTCTGTAAATGGACAAATCAGGATTTATAACAAATTAATTAGTGACTTGAAATCAAAAAGTGTATTACAAAATATTCAGTGGAGCCAATTACCTACATGGGATCAAATGTACTATGTTTTAGAACTGGCAGAAAATAATCTATTTAACTTTGATAGCAAAAGGGGCGTGTTTTCAGTAAAGCAGCTTGCAAGATATTTGAATATGTACAGAACGAAAAAGAATATTATTGATATTGTTAATGATATTTATAATAGTAAAATTGCGACTGTAAAGACTTTGACAGATGAGAGAAAAGCAAGATATTATGATGAAGCTGTAGAAACAGCATTTCATATCTACAGACATTGGTTTCAATTTACTGTGCCGAAGGCGTTTAGAGTTGTAGATAGTATCCAACGTCTGATATGTGAAAAGAGAAACATTAAACCAGGGTCTTATAGCTTTTTCGTACAACAATTGGAAAATGATTTTATACGTGAGAATTTATCGATTCTGGTCGAATTTGGGATACCAAGTAACGCTGTAAGAAGATTGGAGAATGTAATTCCGTCTAATCTGTCAGAGGATGAAGTCATTGACTTTATTAAGAAAAATCGCAGCAATATAAAAAAATATTTGTTGCCATATGAAAGTGAGCGGTTAGAACAGTGTATATAGAAATAAGTAGAAGAATGCTTATTGTTCCTTAAAATAATGTTTTAGATGAAAGAAGAGAATGTATGGGGAAGAAAATTGGAAGAAATGATCCATGTCCATGTGGAAGTGGAAAAAAATATAAATTGTGTTGCATCAATAAGATGTCGGAGGAAGAAATACAAGCATTGTATTTAGAGCAATTTGAATTGACCAAAGGACTGAATGAGGCGAATAAGTGTCACAAAATATTAGATATAGGAAAAAGGATAATCGAACATCAACAAAATAGTATATGTGCCACAGGAACATATGTAAATATGGCACTCGCTAAAAGGGTATTATATTTATTAAATCATAATCAGTTAGATTTAGAGGAAGCAAAAGATTTTTGTTCACGTGCTCTTGAGTTGAAACATAATAATCAAGTGGCATTGAGAATGCTGTATGGTATTTGTTTAGATTTAAAACAATACGGAAATGCGAACAAAGCATTAGCGCAATATGAAGATACTAATATATTTAGTCCTATGAGTGTACAGATTGTAGAAGAATATCAAAATGCAATAGAATGGGCTAACAGAGAAGAGTATAGAGAAGATAATAAAAAAGGATTAGATGAAATAACCAATACATTATTTGAGAAATTTGGTATGAATGCAGGTTTATGTGCAGTTGCTATTTCATATTATTTAGGGGTTGGCAATGATGCACTTAAAGCGTATGAACTTGGCAAAAGAAGTGTTGAGGAATATCCAAATTCGGTGACTTATAATAGTTTAGGCTGGGTATGTTTAACACCAGAAATTAATAGGAAGGATATTGCAGTTGGATTTTTTGAGAAAGCAATAGAATTAGCAGAAGATGAAGAATTGAAAAAAGATATTACTGGAAATTATTTTATTGCTTTGCTGGAGAACGAACAATTTAAAGAGGCTGAAAAAGTTATGTGTGATTTGATTGAGGAATATCCATGTAATCAAAATTTTTCAAATTATGCAGAACTGTTGAAACGGCAAGGGAAATTAGAAGATGCATTGGAATGGGGAAAAAAAGCGCTTTTTATTGTAGAGGATGATACAACGTTATTAGTTGTTGCTGATATTTATAAGAAAATGAAGCAATACGAGAATGCAGTTTTTATGTATCAAAAATGCCTTGAACATATTAGTGTGGATGAGAATGTTTATCAGTTTCAAGATATAAATGGAAAGCAATTGTATTCAATAGCATCTAACAATAGTCTTGGCGTGATAATGTTTGAAGCTTTAAAAGGAATTATTTCAGCATATAGTTTTTTGAGAGAGTATGAGCAAGCAAAAGCATATTTATTAATTGCGAAAGAAAGAATGCCTCAAAAAAGTGAGTGGGAAATATGGGAACAAACCTTACCAGAGATAGAAAGTGCAAATCAGCGTTATATAGAAATTAAGGAACAACTTAGTCAAAACAGTAAAAAAGCTGTAGAGCAGAAACGTTCTGTTCGCCAGTGGGCGCTTCAATTGATACAGCTTCAGAATAATTCTGGACAATTAAATCTGGATGAAAACGATGATTGGGATAAATATTTAGAAAAAATGGACGAGGTTCTCAATCAAATGGTCCAGGCGGTAAATAAAGATAGTATCATATATCAAAATAGCCGGAATTGGGTTAATTCAACATATACACATCTTGATGCAGATGCAAAGGAATTTTTAATTACAGCAGAAACTCTTTATGAAATACATAAAATGAGCATTATCGATTTTGCACCTATAATAGTGGAATATTGTAAGGTTGTTGAAAAGCAATTAAGGGTACTGTTGGGAAGTCAAATACCTAGCAGTATGCACATGTTAGGACAGATAATCGGTGTGATTTCGACAAATAATATACATCCTTATACCTTATATTTGTCAGATTTACGAGCTGTAAATCAATTGCGTAGAAATAGTGCACATACAGGATTATTAGTAAGAAATGATGCAGACACGATAAGAAATATTCTTTATGTAAATAATTTACTTAATAATCTTGTTTGATTTATATGCCATAATCGGGGCGCAAGCTATCCTATCCCCCTAAGTGGGGGATGAACCTTTTCGCAAAAGGTGACGGTTTCGCTATTTAGTATAAGAAGTAACTTTCACCGCATGTTGAAACCGCCGTGCTTCTCACGCGGAAACCCTGATTCTATGCGGGGTTGCGGGATTATTTGATGGAAATGTAGTTGTGTTTTTACGAAAAATAAAATGGATAAGTTACCGTGGAAGTGGGGATGGGGTAACGCTGTGTGAGTTTAATATGTGGTTTATTGTTCGCTTCAGCCGGGGCAATCGTTGGGGCTATATCAGCAGGTAATAAAAAACAAGTAAAAGAAAGGCAATACAGACAGTAAGCTGTCAAAAGGTCTGTATGCAAGATTAGGTGAAGATGTCAATTATTTAAGGATCAAAGTTTTTATCAAAGTTGTGAGCCTTTGCAAAGGCCTTTAACTGTTTTATGATACGGTTCGCGTATTTCGGATTATTTTCTGTTACCCATGCCTCAATTCCAGAAGTATCAAAGATACTCATGGAAGCAAGGTTAGAATCAATATGTTGGCAGATCGGTTCAGTGATATCAACTAAGTGATCGAACATCGATTGTAAGTCCATAAGAAACACTATAACGGAGATAAGATCTGGCAATAATTTTAAGTTTTCATAAATTATTGATCGAGCTATGATGGGAGCGTGAATTTTGAAAAATATATTGGTTATTGATGATGATTTACATATAGGAAATGTATTGGAAGAAACTCTTACTAACGAAGGTTATGGTGTTATTCGTGCATACTCGGGAACGGAAGCTGTACTTTTGCTTTCTCAGGTAAAGCCCGATCTTGTACTTCTTGATTTAATGCTGCCGGGGTTGAGCGGAGAAGAAGTTTTGCCGCATATTAAAGGGATTCCTGTTATTATTATGAGTGCAAAAGTTGATGTAGACAACAAAGTTGCTCTTTTGCTCGGCGGAGCGGTTGATTATATGACAAAACCTTTTTATACAAGGGAATTATTAGCTCGGATAGCGGTACATCTTCGTACTTTTGATAGCTTTGCTAAGTCGGAAATTTTGACTTTTGAAGAAATAAAACTCAATATTGATACGCACATAGCACAAATAAAGGATGTAGAAATTAAATTGACGAGAACAGAGTATGCGATTTTGAAACTTTTAATGCAGAATCAGACACAAGTTGTTTCCAAATCGCATCTGCTTGATCATATCAGTGAAGATACACCGGATTGTACGGAAAGTTCACTAAAGACACATATAAGCAACCTTCGCAAAAAACTTCGTGCTGTAAATGGAAAAGAGTACATTGAAGCAGTTTGGGGAATCGGCTTTAAAATGAAAGAAGAATAAATCTCCACTGTTTCTGAACTATTTTCTTAACCGTTTTCTGAACTGTTTTGCGATAGAATGACAGCATCAAGTACAGGAGGTAAGACTTATGGAATATGTTCTTAAGACAAACGCTTTATGTAAAAATTATAAGAATTTTAAAGCGTTAAATGGACTTACTATGAATGTTCCGAAAGGAGCAATCTATGGCTTTGTCGGTAAAAACGGCGCAGGAAAGACAACTTTAATTCGGCTGATTTGCGGGCTGCAAAAGCCTGAGTCCGGGAATTATGTTTTATACGGATTAAAAAATTCGGAAAAGGGAATTTTAAAAGCCCGCAGGAGGATGGGGGCTGTAGTTGAAACACCGTCTATTTATTTGGAGTTAACAGCGGTTGACAACTTGAAAGAGCAGTACCGGATTCTCGGAATTCCTTCTTACGACAGTATTCCCGATCTGTTAAAATTAGTAGGGCTTGAAAATACAGGAAAGAAAAAGGCTAAAAACTTTTCTCTTGGTATGAAACAAAGGTTGGGAATCGCTGTTGCTTTAGCGGGCGATCCTGATTTTTTAGTGTTGGATGAACCTGTGAATGGTCTTGATCCACAAGGTATTATCGAGATGCGTGAGTTGATTTTAAAACTGAACCGGGAGTATCAAATAACTGTATTGATTTCAAGCCATATTCTTGATGAGCTGTCCCGTCTTGCGACACATTATGGTTTTATTGATAACGGAAGAATGGTTAAGGAAATCAGTGCGGAAGAATTAGAAGAGTCTTGTCGTAAATGTGTGCGAATCGAAGTGACGAATGTAAAAGCGCTTGTCCGTGTTTTGGACGAAATGAAAACGGACTACAACATTATCTCTGACAATGTAGCTGACATATTTGCAAAAATTAATATTTCCAAACTCACTTTGGCCTTGTCAAAAGAGAATTGTGAAGTTATTTCTATGCAGGAACGAGATGAAAGTTTGGAAAGTTATTATGTCGGTTTAGTAGGAGGTAAAGACAATGAGTAAGTTGTTATCAGCAAATTTTATCCGTTTAAAAAAAGATAAATTCTTTTGGAGCGGTCTGGTTTTCATGTTGGCAGCAGGAATATTTTTTCCGGTGATGAGATATATGGATATGAGGCAGACTCAGACAATCAATCGTATTGACAACGGCTTTTTTGGGTGTGCTCTTTTTATCGGCATTGTAATGGCTGTGTTTTGCAGCTTGTTCATTGGTACAGAATATAGTGAAGGAACGATCCGAAATAAGATAATTATCGGTCAAAAAAGAGGCACTGTTTATTTGTCAAATTTTATTACATGCTCTTTGGTAAGCGTTGTTATGTGTATGGCATTTTTTATTCCGTATCTTTGCATCGGGATACCTCTTCTCGGCTTTTTTGAAATGGACATAAAAATAGTTTTGTTGTTTGCAGTAACCGTACTGATGACTGCGATTGTATTTTCATCAATTTTTACTTTGATTTCCATGTTAAATAATAATAAAGCGGTTACGGCTGTAATTTGCATTTTGACAGCGTTTTTGTTTCTGATTATCGGAGCGCAATTACATAAGATGTTGAGTGAACCCGAAACAAACATGGCTTTGGTCATGACAGACAATGGACAGGAATATCAGGAACTGCCCAATCCTAAGTTCCTTGATGGAGGCGGACGAAAAACCGTTCAATTCTTTTATGATTTTCTTCCGGGAGGTCAAGTAGTACAGTGTACTTCTTTGGAAACTGAAAATCTATCGTTGCTGCCTGTTTATTCATTGGTCATTGTCGTTTTGACAACAAGTGCGGGAATGTTCTTTTTCAAAAAGAAAGAATTAAAGTAGGAGCATTATATATGGAATTTTGGTTATTAGTTGTGATCGGTATTTTGCTGATTATTATTTTTTCTCTGGTTATTAAACTATTTTTCGTACACAAAACTGTACGAGAAATAGAAGCGCAATTTACTGAGCGGTTAATGACTGAAACTAATACGCTCATTGATATTTCACATCGAAATAAAATCATGTGCGGTTTTGCAAAGCGATTAAATACAGAGCTTCGTAAATTACGCAAAGAGCGGCATCGTTTTCAGCAGGGGGATTTAGAATTAAAAAACGCCGTTACTAATATTTCACATGATTTGCGGACTCCTCTTACGGCAATCAGCGGTTATCTGGATTTGCTTGATAATGCGGAAAAAAGTGAAGAAGCAGAGCGTTATATTAAAGTTATCAGAAATCGTACCGAAGTATTAAGGCAGCTTACAGAAGAACTTTTCTGTTATTCTGTTGTAACATCCCCCGAATACGATAACGATGTAGAATTTGTTTCGGTAAACAGTGTTTTGGAAGAAAGTATATTAGGTTTTTATGCAGTTTTGCAGGAACGAAACATAACGCCGAATATTTCTATGCCGGAGAATAAGGTGTTCCGTAAAGTTAACAGGGCAGCTCTTTCCCGTATTTTCTCAAATCTTCTCAATAACGCAATTAAGTATAGCGACGGTGATTTGAATATCACTTTGAACGATACAGGGGAGATTACCTTTTCAAATACTGCTTCAGATTTAAGTGAAGTGGATGTTAAAAAGCTGTTTGATCGGTTTTATACAGTTGAAAATGCAAGAAAGTCAACGGGTCTTGGTTTGTCTATTTCAAGAATACTGATCGAACAGATGAAAGGAACAATATCTGCCCAATATAAGAATGGAAAACTAAGCATTTGTATTTGGCTGCCGGACGTTTCAGGTGATTAAAAGATGCGAAATCAGAGTATGAAAAATTGATACGGTTTGGTGAAAAGGCAGAAGTAAGGAAAAATTTAAGTTGAAAAAATTTTAGAAGTATTGAAAAAACATTCTGTTTCCAATATAATACATCATTATCATTAAAAATAATTAAGAAGGGACAGGCTGGTGTGCCCGCATATAGTGACGCGCGCATATTGATGCAAAAGATTAGTTTGTACGTTTTTATGTCCCAATTTACGGGGTGAGAGGAGGGTAGAAGAATATAAACTTGTTTATATAAGTGATTTGATGAATTATATAGCAACATGCAGAAAGGATAATATGACATGAAATTAAAACAACACAGAAAACATAGGAAGTTTGTTTCTTCTGCCGTTTCGCTGCTTTTGATTTTTACGATGATTTTGTCTTTTTCCGTATATGTATTTGCTGAAACGCCTGATTTTACAGGCACGATTCCGACAGAGGCTGAAAAAAACTCATTACAGGAAAACAGAGAATACATACCTTCTGAAAAAGAAGAAATGACATTGAGCGAAAAAGGACTTCCTATTATTTTTGAAGGCGGAATTCATTACATAGAAGATCCGGCGTATCCAGGTGAAAAAATCACGTTGTTTTGTATGAATAATGAACGCCATTGGCCGCATCATACGGAAGATATGGGAGATGTGCAGGTGCCGGAATATACAGAAGGCTATTTGACTCCGGGCAAGTTTGATTCTGAGGCTGATTATAAGGAATGTATGCGCAGATTGTCAAAACTGCTCTACGCGGGATATCCGTATAACGGGGAACGGCTTTATAAAATTGTGGATAATTCAGAGCTGCATACTCCTACAGAAAGTCAGTTTAATGAAATGCTGATTCCGACACCGGTGCTTCAGACAGCGTTTCCGTATTTAGGTCACCATTCTTTTACTTATAAAGATTGGGAAACAAATGATACGGAACATTTGGATGAGTTGAGAAGATTTATGAATGCAGTTGCAAAACTTTATCCGGATGGACAGACATCGAATGGAGTAACATACTCAGATATTACAGCGATGCCGTTTTATAAAGCAGTTTTTTGTATGTTATATGAAGCGGAAGGAACAACGCCATTACAAAATTTTGCAATCATGTATTCTGATTCGTATTTCGTTACAGAAGAACAGGCGTATAATGCTACGCAAGATGCGGTCTGGAGATTATTACATCAATACAATATTGAAGATAATAATATGAATGATTTGGAACATGATGCATTGGCGCAGGTTTTGTATGTTTATTCAGAAAGAGGAGGTTTATTGAATTATGAACCATCTCTTAAAGATGTGCATTTAACAGGAGATTTAAAATTTACATATAATCCGAAAGACGGTTATTGGCACAGCGGTGCTTTGAAAATAATCGAGCCGGTAGAATACAATGGGCTATACCGCTTAGAGTTGCCGAAAGGTATGAGTGCATTATGTGATAATATAACATATGTATATGGAAATGAAGAGTACGAATTAGTTTCAGATCATCAGCCGACAATCGAAGATACGTTTACAATTAAAGCAGAATTTGTCTGGATGAAAGATTTTAAGCAATATGCTCCTATGGGTGATGTAGAAGTACATGGGAAAAAGTTTCAAAATATGGTTGGAGCGGTTATTCGCAATACGACAGTATCAGCAGAAGTTCCTGTAGGTGTTGATGAAGTGGGCAGTTTGTCTATTACCAAAAAAGTAGTCGGCGAGAAAAATTGTCAGGAAGAGTTTCAATTTGAAATTCGTTTTCCGTACCATACAAAGATAAATGGATTATACGGAGATTTAGAATTTCATGACGGCATTGCACAATTTTCATTGAAAGACGGACAGACAGTAACGGCGCATAATCTTCCTGCAGGCGCTCAATACGAAGTGACAGAGGCGCAGACAAACCGATATAAAGTTGATTCTGTTGACAGTACCGGAGAAATTATAAAAGACGATATAAAGAACGTCTTATTTACGAATACGAAATATCCTGATTTGTCTTTGAGCAAAATTGTTATAGGGAAAAACGGAGATAAAACAAAACCATTTACATTTACGATACAATTAAAAGATGAAACAGGTAAACCGATAAACGGAACGTATCACTATAGTGGAAGCGTTAAACCGGAGTTTGAGAAAGAAGCAGAAAAACCTGCTGACGGGACACTTACATTTGTTGATGGCAGAGCAGAAATATCACTTTTGCACGGACAACAAATAACACTTCAAAATCTTCCGCTGAATGCAGCATATGTTGTGACAGAAAATGAAGCGAACAAAGATCGATACATAACAACTTATAATGGAAAGAAAGATCATGCAGAAGGCGTGTTAAGTAAAGATACTGCGGTTGATGTGATTAATAATAGGCAGTCGGATCAAGCGCCTTCGCAAGGAAAAGATGAAGAAAATCCAGATAAAGAAGTATCGGATAACGGAACTGCTGTAAAGACCGGAGATTATACAAATATGTGGCAGTATGCATTTACGGCAATAGCAGCGTTTATTGTGACCGCATCGGTATTCGGATTGAAAGAGTGGAAGAGAAAAAGATAATACGGATAAAAATAAACAGAAACAAAATGAAATAAATATAGTGAGCAGAAAAGAAGCTTATATGAAATGAGCGTATGATTATGCCGTGAAAGAGAGTACCGCAAAATAACGAGAAGCAGTTCACAGATTCAATTCAGTTATTTTGCGGGGCTCTTTATTTTTTGACAGGAAATTACTGGAAGTGCCAAAAGGTACATTCTGGGATTACAAGCGGTCACCGAGGTCCAAGGTCTTGGGCAAGTCCGATTTTGGCTTATCGCCGTTACAAAAAAGGCGCTGTTTTATAGACGAGTATCCGTCTGTTTTGCAGCGCTCTTTGTATTTATAATTATAAGGTTAAAATCCCAGTACTTTTTGTGTTAGCTTGCGTTCGTCAGCATCGGCATTTCGATAATGTGTGATCAAATCAATTTCTTCTCTTGTCAAATAAATAGTGTCTGCACTGTCAACAACCATTCCTGTGAAATACGGACCGGAAGTTTCATTGATAAGACCATCTTTTGAACAAGTCTGCGTAAGCAAATTTTCGAGAGAAATATGATAAATATTTGCAATGCGGATAATGATATCCAAATCGGGAATCCGTTTTCCTGTTTCATAATTAGAGTACGCCTGTCTTGAAATATTCAATTTTTTACTAAATTGAGTTTGTGTAAAATGATGATCTTTTCTAAGCCGTTGAAGATTGGCTGCCAGCTGAATATTAGACACGAAGACACCTCCATTTATAAGAAATCTGAAATTTGTTTAAATATCTTTTTTATTATACCAATTTTTCCTGTAAATGGATTTATATGCAACTTAACAAAGAATATATCATAAAAGCAACAAAATGTTGCTAACATTTATAAAGATTTCTTTGAACAAATTGACTTGACTTTTAAATATTACAGGTGTAATATTTATGAATGAAAAATATTCGTTAACAAAAATTTTTCGATTAAAATCTTACAAGTGTAATAAAAAGTCTAACTATTAAAAGTCAAGGTTAAAATGAAGATTTTTTGAGTAAATTGCAGAAATGCTTTTCAGATATATTTGA